ATTACCGTGTTATTTGCGGGCGTGACGACTAAGCGTGTTAGCCCATATTCTGTTAAAGCAAGATGATCTAAATCTGATTTTTCCGCATAAGCAAGCAATAAAGATCTAGCGTCAGCATTACATTTTGCTTGATACAGCATTTCCAGATATGCATTTTCTTGTAGTAACTTCACTACTGGTTCAGATTCACGTTGCAATAACTCTCGCACCGCTTGTTGTTCAGATGCATCATATAGAGATATGAAGCTTTCTTTTCTTTTTGTGAAAATGGCTTCGTAGCTTAATTCTGTGATTAAGCTAGGCGGTAAAAGCTGTGAAAAATCGACTGTACTCATTTGCCCACCACAATCCCATCCAATTGAACAGTTTTTCCATCAAGTTTGTATTTACCAGTAATTCTTAGAACAATCTGTCCTACTACTGCGCTCGTTACATCTACAGCACTAACCACAAGGCGATCTTCCCACTTCATTAGGGCTTCTGCGGTTTCTGCAACAATATCAACCACTGTGCTTCTATTAATTGGAGCATCAATTAATTCAAATAATCGAGAGCCGTAATCACGGCGCATCACACGCGAACCAATCGGAGTATTTAAAATATCGGCAATCGATTGTTTTAAATGCTCCAATCCTGTTAATTCACGGCCCGTTTCAGCATTCATACCCATTAGTTCACCGCCCCAGTATTACCACTGCCAGTCTGAACACCTTTATGTGAATGATCTTTACCAATGCTTTTGCCTTTATGTGTTACATCAGAACCATTAAATTCAGCTAAGCCATTTACAACCAATTCACCATTAATCACAACCTTGCCACCCGAAGCGGAAAGATCGATATTTAATGTATGACTCGCCTTGTTGTATTCGACCACAGTCCCATCTGCATAAATATGCTTTGGGTTTTCGCCATCACCAGCATTCGGAAAGGCATCTTGAGATATCGCAAATGCAATAACACCTTGTGACAAATCGCCCGATGGAGATAACACCAAAACTTGCTCGCCTTTGGTATAACCACCATTCCATGATCGATCTGCTCCAGCACGTGATTTAGACCACTCAAGACCAGATACCAACTCACCATCAAAATTTACTGTTGCAGTACCAGCAGCTAAATCAACGCTATCTACACGGCCTATCTTTATAAGGTTTGCAAGGATGCGATCCATCTGTGCTAATGCATAACTCATGGCAGTATCTCCTGATAAGCACTTGAATGAGCGCTACCAATTTCAGGCGACCAACTAAACCATGCTGTAGGCGTTACACCTTCAGATTTCCAAATACTTTCACCAATATGAATAGGTATGGAAAAATCCACACGCCAAACATCGTAGCGATCTAGTCCAGGATAAAATGCATCTTCAGTCACATCTAAAAGAGTTAATGGACCTGTTTTTAACTCATGAAAATGTTTGTTTTTAAAAAGGTATTGAGCGAGTTTTAAGGCAAGTGCTCTTACCTTTAATTTTGCAAAAGTTGGATTGTCTTGTTCTTTTTCCATTGCATCAATAACAACGCGCGCTTCAATGCGAGCAAGCATAGGTAATTGTTCTGTGCCCGCATCTTCTTCCAAATTTAATTCAAAGTCTGGAACCTCAAGCAACAATGCTGGTAAATTTTCTTTTTTTAATGGCGTGCGATCATTTTCACTTCGATAAAATTCAATCAACTTAAAATCATCTTTAAATTGATCTGAAAGTTTTTTTACAATGTTCTCATGCATTGCAACGATGTCTGTGCCCTCTATCGCATCTGCCATTTCAATTCATGCTCCAAAACTTTAAAAAATTGCTCTTGGTACCCATTAGAAAAAGCCTGTCCATCTAAATACGAGTCTGCTTTTTCTTTAATTTCTAACGTCTGCTTTTCAAGTGGCAAACGCCCTTTCCCTTGTCTTTTAAAAACTTGGCCTTTAGCAATAAAAGCACCGTCTCGCTTATGTTTGCCAGCAGTCACGCCACGTTTAGTTTCACGTGCATTTAAATGAATCAATGATATTTCGTTTAAGCCATACCAAAGATTGATTGTCCAACCTGTACTTGTTTTTAGAATCGTCGTCTTACGCATTCTTCTGCGTAAAACCTTCTGCATAACTTGAAGCTCTGCACTCAAACCTTTTACAGTTCTCGTTTGAATCCACTTGGCCATCTTATTTAAAGTACGGCTTAATGCAGCATTAACTTGTTTTTCTGTAGGCTCTAACTCAGCAATAATTGATTCAATGCCTTGAGCACTAATATCAAGAGAAATCATGCATTCACTTCAAGTTTAAGAATGGACATTCCAGTACCGTCTTGCTGTGGATATGTCATCACATGAAATTTACGACCGTCGGGAAGTAACAAGTCATCACCACGCGCCACACCTTTCACATCACTTGATTTACATGTAAAGCGTGGCTGAGCATCGTCTACTTCATATTCACCAAGCTGAGCATTTAGATATGGCTCATCAAATATGCCTGTTACAGGCTTATCATCAGACCCATCCGCAAACTGAATCGTTGCGGTAATAGCAAAGCCACCTACCGCATCAGTTTGTAGGAAAACGTCTAAATTTTCCCAACTCGGCGAAGTCATTATTCGTCTTCCGCAGCTGCTTGAATCGCTTCGATTAACGCATCCTTGGTAAGCGATGCATCAAGTTCAATTTCATATTCATGCAGTGCAAATTCAACCAATTGAGCTTTTGTCATTTTAGCCAAATCAATCTCTTCATCCCCCTCTTGGGTGGAATCGGTTGCTTCAACCAATACGCCACGACCACGCGCCAATAAATCTTTTGCAAGATCTTGATCAACTTCAACTTCAGCGCCTGCAACACGAATTTCACCATCAATTGCAACAGCGGAAGTTAAAGCGATAACTACAGTTAGTTTCTTAACCATTTTTATATGCCTATATAAAGTCTAAAGACAGGTTAGAAACCAGCATTAAGCTGGTTTCTTGCCATAGCAAATTGATGCAGTATTGCGAAGAATAAAGTCTACGTCTTGGAAGCCAACAATGCGCACGCCACCTTTAGCACTTGATGAATACGGATCGACAGTAATATCAAGACCACCCCAAAGTGCGATGATTAAGTCGGCAAAGTTACCGAAGAACACATCACCATTGGCAATTTGATTGGTTACTTCTGTGCGGTAGCCGTTCATTGTATTGCCTGCTTCCCAGATTGTACTTTCTGTACCAGATCCAAAACGCGCTGTTGTTTTTGCATGACCGCGCATTGCTGCGTTAATCACATATGCCATACGGTCTGCTTCTGCATTATCAGATGCAATTTCAGACTCCATTTTCACCAATTCAGCAAAAGTAGGATTATCCGCAGCAAAATTCACGGCGTTAATGCCTGAAATATTTTTAAGGCCTAGTGGCTGATTTGCAGAACCTGAACCGTAATAAGCAGCATGGTCAATTTTCAATGCAATTGAACGGTTTAAATCATTCCAAACCAAATCTTCTGCTGCTGGAGAGCTTTGTTGTAAAAGCTTACGTGTAATCTCAACACGGCCACCAACTGTTTTAGGAGATGCTTTTAATTGTGAAGTGGTAGGATTTGAAGCGCCAACCTCTTCATCTTCACCCAACCAATATGCTGTTGAGCCAGCGGTTTGTTTTGGAATATCAACATCACCTACCAAACCACCCATCACATAACCAAGACCCATGATTGATGTACGGTTACGAAGCATGTCAATAAACATGTCTGCACGATGGTCTTCAGCAACAATGCTTGCGCCAGAGCTTGAAGTACCGCCCTTTTCAAACGCACGGTTTAAAACATCACTTGGCACCAAAATACCTTGTGCAGTACGGCCATACGCTTTTTCAGCTTCACGGCTACATTCCATTTCAAAAGCAGCTGCTTCTTTATCTGCTTGTGTTGCATTTGGAAGTAATGCACGAATTGCGCGGACCAAGCTAAAACGCTGAACTTCCGAATCAGACAAACCAAGGTTACTATCACGCGTTTGTTCGCGTAACGGTTTGCTTTGTTTTTTATGGGTTCGTTCTAAAATTGCAGCTTGCAAATCTGTTGCTGTTTTATTTTCATCAATAAATTGACGAACCAAGTCACTCGCACCAAAACGCTCACCTAAAGCAATAATATCGCTTACACGTTTGCGCTCTGCTTGCGCGCCTTGCTCTGCTGTATCATCAACAGCGCGAACCAATTCGATTGCACCAAAACGCTTACCTTCTGCGTCTACTTGTTGACGTACTTGGTTGCCCTTTTCGTCAGTAAAATATTCCCAATTCATAATATGTGTTCTCTGTTGATGAGGAATTTGAGTATTGTTTATTTTTTCATTTTGCAAATTCGCAGGTGTGTTTTCATTATTCACAATTGCAGAACGCCCCACCCCCACTGTGATATCCGCAGGTACAGATACAAGTGAAATCTCATAAGGTTCCCAATCTGTAATGAGATAAACATCATTATCATCACGTGTTTCTTTTAACTTGGCACCGAGTACGCGATAACCCACAGATACATGCTTACGAATACCATCTTTAACATCTTGAAAAAT